TACAAGGTGAACCGAGAGTCACACCCTAGAACAAAACAAACGCTGACATAACGGTGTCATTATGTCGACCAAACTGAAGTATGGTAGGGAGAATGCCTCGAAGATCGGAGGCATTACGGCGAATTTAACAGTCGCCGCTGCGCAGCAAACGTTAAACAACGTAATATATCTGCGCCAACGCATGAGCCCAGAAGTTCATGCCGTGGTCAACACCATCGGCCACCAGCGCGCCGTCACTTTTGAGACGGGCAAACGCGGTAGTACAGGTGACGCCAGTTCACCGCATGCCGCTATCGCGGCCCTAACGGAGGGGCTTGCTAAGATCGCTGAACGTAAACTCAAAGGGACCGTCATTTCGGTCGGGGGAACCGCTTATGACCATTTAAATAAAGGCTGGCATGTTTGTCAACTCGACAATGATGGGCGCAACGCGCCGAGGTTCAACACTTACCTCAATCAAGCACGCAAAGCCTCGGATAACCCACGCAGCACTGAATTAGTTGCTGATATAACCTCGCGTGGGCGTGCAGGTGGTGACGCAATGTGTTTTAATGGAGCGACTGATTGTAAACGTGCAGCGAATAATTTGTTTTTCAACAATTCCCATTATGATATCACATTCGCGGAATTAGCACGTATGATGGCCCTTCACGGAGCCAGCAAAGCAGTTATGATTGGTATTCATCCCCGTGAAATGCTGATCAATGAATTGACTGAATACACCGACATTGACTTTCATATGACATGGCGTAAGATGTCTGACAATAGGCAGCCGTCCGACAAAGACAGCGTCATCGTCGGTTTTGGCGACGGCAGCAATGCATACCGCCACGAGCTTGGCGAGTATCTCAAGTGGATCCGCACGACTTGTTGGTCATCTGGTCATTTGAATTTGATTTTGGAAGTCGATTTTTGGGGCCCACTTGCAATCATTGAGGTCCACTCATCAACGCGACCTGCCACGATCTGCCGTTACATTTCGCTTGAGAAGCCGATCGTGATGTTCCCGGATTTCAAGTATTACGCGAAATACGCACTTGGCACGAATTATCACCCCACGACGCGTTACCATTTTCTCGATGCCAAGATCTTCGCGTCACTTGAGTCGTATGCGATGAGTAAAACTGATCCGGCCTGGACGTATCCCACATTTGCTGGGTATACGAAAGCACAAGCGACCGTCATGACGTTGACTGATGGTGAGTGGCGCCATTACGGCAATCAAAGCGCCATTCATCAATTAACAAGCGACGGCTCAGTGTCGCTTTTTATCTGGTTGAGTGCACAACGAGCAGCTCGCTCACAACTAGTTGGACGCGCGTTTAACGCGATTGCGGATGAACTCAAAAGCGAGATTTCTTTTACCCGTGCAATCCAGAAGAAATTAATCCGCAGCTTGAACAACGCGAAGGCTTGCTTGACCCCGGCGTTTGTCGACGAATTGATGCGTTACTCAAAACTGGTCGAACCAAGTTTAACAACCAGCGACGGCCTCTGGCTCGTTGGTCGCGTCAATCGACTGGACACAGAACTGATCACAGTTCCATATGAAAGCGCCGAGCTTATCGATGAAGAAACGAATCAATCCACACCGGCTGATGGTGACTTAACTGAAAAGGCAATTGACGAATACCGCTCGAAGATTGCCCCCTTAGAGTTGAATCACGCCGAGACCGAAATTAACGTCCGTCCCGAAGATGATGGCGAGGTCGGACTATATAAAGTTGTGGCCGCTGCAACGCGCGAAGCAATCAAGAGCGAGTTCAGGCGTTTTGAAGGCGACATTGAGATTGTTGAAGGCGGCCCGGGGACCGGGAAAACGCAATATGAAGCTGAAAATATGCTTGGTGAAGACATTGCATTTGTCCCGACAAGATTGGCCAAACAAGAGTTAGAAGCCCGCCTTAAGATGCTTAGCAAAATGAACAGTGTCTACACCAACCATGCTGGACTACTTTATGCTTTGCGCGACGCCGCAGGGAAGCATAAAGGCGCAAAACTCTGGCTAGACGAAGCGTTCTTGCAATTTCCCGGCTCAGCCTTACTTGCGGCCACCGCGCTTGAAGTCACCGCCATTGTATTCGTCGGTGACTCGAAGCAAATCCGAGCGAAAGATTTTCTCGGCGCCGGCACCGAAGTACTAACACATCATTTTCTCAAAGCAGGGAAAATAAAAGAGCTAAAGAACAACTACCGCAACCCGCCGCAAGTCGTAGAGATGCTAAATCGTAAATTCGGTTATGATATGGTAGCTAAGTCAAAAGTTGTTGGCAGTATGGAGACTGAGTCCTTTGATAACTTTGATGCTTTCTTTGCCGATCAAGGACAACGCCGTTTCGACAATGGTTGGCGCTTCCTAACTTTCACCCAAGAATTGAAAAATCGCTTCATCAATCATGGTTACCATGCAAACTCAATCCACGAGTTCCAAGGCGCCTCCGATCGACGCACAGCAGTCATAGTAACCAATGATTTAGATCAGAATTTCCTCGATGATCTAGGATACTTCATCGTTGGTTATTCACGCAGCACCGAAAAACTCTTGATTTGTAAAGTCATCGTCGCGGATGGCGTCGAATTCCGGCAAATCAAGGTTGGTAACATCGACCTCGAGGCTCTAACCGACCTCTTCAGCCCCGTAGCCTGCATAATGGCGACGCCAGTCGAGCGCATCGTCGAGTTACCTTTCGGCGACCGCAACGTCAGCTTCAATGTCAATTTTTCAATGAGTGATATCGCTGACGTATTTGACAGTTATTGGTATGCGGCGCACCCATACACACATCACATCCGTTCAGTTTACAAGACGCGTGTCCCGACGAGCGCCGAGGAGATTCGCATTCGGCCACAACTCATAACCGAGATCGAGAATGAGATTGACGTCGCTAGCTTCGGGGATTATTGTTATCTAGCCGACCAGAACGGTGCGTCTGCACTGGCAATGATCGAAACCTTCATAACGCGAAATGGCGGTGCACGCATTCTCATCGAAAGGGGTCGCGCTATGCAAATCGCACACGTGGTTGTCAATCGAACACGTAAACGCTTGTTCTCGACAGACATCACTCCGTTGAGCCTTGATGAGTTGTCGCTCGGCTTTGAGCGATTCGTGCGAAAAACATTAGAGCGGGGTAAATCTGCGCATTACATCAATGCTGAATTAACGAACATCGGGCGGCTAGAAGCATTTATGAAGACCCAGCTAAAGTCTAAGTGGGAAGCCACCCGCGAGAATTTTGAATCGATGTACGAGTTTGCTCAATCAGACGTCTTTGGCATGGCGATGGAAGGGAAGGCTGGTCAAGGTGTTATCGGGTGGAGCAAAGCCTTATGTTTCGTGTTTGCATCCTGGATCAATGCAATTGAACAAAGATATCTAAAAGAGTTGAAACCGTGGGTCGTCTACGCGACACAGCTCAGCGAGAGTGAAACGGTTGGGAAGATCAATCACATATTACGCGTCTACAAGAAATGTATACTGGTAAAAGGGGATGATGTTGCGATCGTTTACACGGATGAGAATGGCCGGATGCGCGCGATCACTTGGGATGCTTCAAAATTCGATTCAACGCAAGCGTCTGCCGTCATGAGTGCTCAAGCACTGGTAATGAGTAGATACGGCATGCCCTCAAAACTCGTTGGCTACTACTACAATTTCATGGAAGATAATCATATCCGTAGTCTTGGTCGTGTGCTCGAGATGACGTTGCATTTCTGCCGTCATAGTGGTGGCTACGAAACACTCTGGGGCAACACAAATCACAGTCTTAATATGATCGCCCTGTGCATTGACATCGATGAGGCTGGTGATTGGCGAAAAGCACGCTTCGATAAGCAAGGCTTACGGATGATGAAAGCAGCGCTTGGAGCTGAATTGAAGGTGAAAGAAGGTGACATTGGTGATTTCATCGGATATATCATTCAAGATTATAGCCTGCGCCCTGATATTTTCCGCCTCGCCGCTAAGGTGATTGGACGACGTTTTAGTCTCGGCTCAGACGTTAGCGCCGCGCAACGCGAAAATTACTTCGCCGATTATCCTGAGTTGAGGAATGCCCGTCAAGCCGGCATGCTTTCATTATATCACAACGTCGCCGAATACCAGAACGCTGTCTTCGATCGATTAAGCACAATTCGTACTGAAGATGATCGAGTTAAAACCATTCGTGCGAACGCCAGCTACTACATGCCGAATGTCGCCGCACAAGAAGCGCATGCGAAAGTCGGACTCATTCTCGACGCGCTCGCTACGTTCGCGCAAAGGCGTTACACTTCGATATATTACAATGAATTGCGTCGACGGATCAAACGCATGCACTTCCTCCCGATTGAGAACGCAGCTGACGGTGGTGACCAATCGCATATCATCATGGACAACGAATCCGCGGGACGCGTCATCGAGGATCTCAGGATGATAGACCGAGTTGTGCGCCCAGTTGAAGAATACAATTACGTCGTTGACGACGGTTGGCGATTTACCTTAAAAGAACGAATCGTACGCGCGGCTGAGGCTGTTATCCGCCCCTTTTGGCTGAGGTTGCTCGACGCCGTTGACGCACGCATTCGTCGTTCGCGTTTCGCGACGAAACTTTGGTGGCTAACCTGGCTGATCAACAAAGTCCGACCAAAACAAGATGACGCCGCACTCGAACCTGTCGCATACGATGATGAAGATGAAGAGTCAAATCAAGGCGACGCGAACATCAACCAAGCGTTGAACGTCGAAGAAGAAGATGTCGCTGGCAATGCGGCGCTTGAGGCGGCCATTGGCATCGTCGATTACTATGAAGCGACTGAGGCGCGAGTCAACAATTGCCTTAAAGCTGACCCTAACTGCACTAAAATCTTTGCAGATTTCCGTGGCGTTAAAAAGTACGAGAGTGGCGCTGCCTATAAACTTTTGGATTGCCTAACAGAAGAACAAGAAGAACTGTTTGCATTGGAAGGAAATGCTGTAACTGTCTGTGACATAGGTTGTGGACCTGGCGGTTGCACACAAGTCTTCTGTGAATATCCAGGCATCAATCGAGTCATCGCAATCAATGCCCCACATGAATATCCGGGGAGCGTTAAAATGCGATATATGAATCCCAAAATCGATTTGCGCCAAGTTGACGCAGCAACCTTGACGACACTTCCCGAGGCTGACTATTACTTTAGTGATATTCAGAACTTGCCAACGAACGTCGCGCTTGAATGGTTCGGGGCCGCCGATGACGAAAGACCAATCGCCATTAAAATTAATCATCTTGACGACAATTTAGCCTTGGCCCTCGGCGAGCGTGCCTGTATTCTGAAACCGCGCCGCAGCAATCGATACTCATCGGAGTTTTATCTCCTGAGTTATGAACACCCGCAGGCGACGACGTTACAACAATTTATCACCAATTGGGCGTTAGCTGTAGGTGATCTTGAGGCGCGCCGAATCCCAAATCCTTACCCAAGTGTCGACAATGAATTAGCTGGACGCGACACCCGAGTTCTTTCGGAGGCTTTTGAAACTATAACCCAAAAACAAAGACAAATACGTAGTGCTGTTCAATTGGCTGACATGCTCAAACGGGCCGGCGTTAATTTCACAATCAGCCAAAACAGACAAATCCTTCATGAAAATGACAAAGGACGCATTGGGCGTTATTGGGAAATCGACCTCGACCTCGGGTCAGTGACTTGCGTTGAAGATCAACCTGGGAAAAAGAAAGTGGAACAAGTCGCTGAAGAAGAAGAATTGACGTCAGATGACGATGATCTTGAGGTGGATAATGGTGCCGATGCTGAGCATGATGATTTTGACTACGAAGCCGCCAGACAAGAAAATTTGGTTTTCGAGGCAGCTGGGAGGGCTAATGCTGCTTTTGCTCCCGTTTGTCGCGAGAACTTTTCAGATTTCGAAATAGCTGTGATCGGTCCATTTTTTGAAGAATGCGCAAGATCTCTCGTCATAAGGTGGACGAGCTTACATCCGGTTGCGTTTTCACACTTTTTCGGGTTCGTGCGCGATCGAATGCAAGGCATAAACAACACGGCCGATCTCTACTCGACGTTTATGTTGCTTGGCGCGAAAAGACAACATTTCTTGCTGAGGGTCATACACCACATTTCTCAGAATGCCCTCTTTGTGCGTGTGCCGGGTCTTTGGTTTAAGCTTTTCAGCTTTCTTCGTTGCGCAACACAAGCCGACAACATCACACACGTTATCCTGTCAGCCATTGCAGTCGGTATTGATTTCTACACTGGCCACAACTTCGCTAGCGCCGCGACGCACGCAATCTTTCTTACAGTCGGGTTTTTCGAAAATATCCGCGATTGCAAAATAAAAGATATCCCGGAAGTGGCTAGTATGGGCTATCTTTACACACATTTTTACCATCGCTTAATCCGCAATTTCATACCGGAAATCTTGAGATTTGATTTTTCATCTATCAAAACTAAATACGGCGCCATGGCGAAACAGTTGATTGATTCAGCACGGTTGATTAAGATTGAAGTCGCACCACCAAATTTCAGTAGTGAGGCTGAATTCGGCAAGTGGGTAGAAAGCGTCAACGCTACCATAATGGCAACGGTGGAAGCAAATATGTCAGCGGCAAATATGAATATTCCGTCCACGCCGGCTTTCGCGGGCTTTGAGCCCGTTAATGTAAACAACAAATTAGCTTGCCTTGTCGATTTCAATGGTGCACAGCCCGTCCAACCAATCACATTCGCGTCGCCTCAGCCAGTCCAACCAATAACTTTCGCAAGTGAGCAACCGACGTATTTTAAGGAGCCGCAACACGTGATTGTTGATGAAAATCCAGGTGAAAAGATCTTCGATATTTTAAAAGAACTTGCCGTGTTGGCCGTCAAAGAAGGCGAAACTTCTGCCTGGAAGATAACGAACAACAATAGCGCTCTCGAAGTGACTGGGGGTACGAGCGCGACGACTAGCGACGTGCGTATCATCGCGTGCACAACCCAACTGCCAGTTGATGTCCAAAAGGCCATCAAACAAACAGCCGACGTCACGCTCGTGGGCACGAACTCGAATCCATTCGTGTCAATTTCGACAACAGCAGCAAAGTTACCCGTGCGTTTTGACCGACCAACCGGTGCTGTGGATGTGCGCGTCACTAATACCCCGCTTCCAGTCACCGGACTTAGTTCAGCGAATGGCGTCTTGCGTTGTGTGGCCAATTTTACGCTGTTGAGATATGAACCATACGGGATCGCCACTTACTTTTGGGGCATTTTTCGCACGAGTGAAAACTACGGCGTGGCTAATGAAACAATTGATGCCGCGTTGCAACGATTGGGTTTCACTGGGTCGGACGGAAAAGCTATCGTTGATTTTACGATGCGCTTCAAAGCAAACCACGTGGGCTTTTCCGATGACAATGCAGCACGAAAACCCTATGCGACGATTGAGAGAATGTCTTTCCTATATCAAGGTAGCTCGGATTATGCCAACCCGATCCTAAAAGTCAGTGTCGGACAGATCCCTAAAGACGTATTGAGCCTAGGTGGAAATGGCCCGCTGTCGGTGCTCTGCGCCGGCAACCAAACAACTTTCTACAATCG